GAAGGGTATGAAAAAGAACAAGAGTGATTTTGAAAAACGTTATCCTGGTCGCGGGAAGTCCGTTATGTATGCCACAGCGACAAAGAGGGCGAAAGAAAGAAAATAAAATGATTAAAATAATAGAAGTTGTTTCAACAATTATAGGAGCGTTTGGGGTTTTAGCCGGCGCTTCTTTTTTGTTGTTTATATAAGAAAACACTTGACACGAAGAAGTAGTTGTGTTATATTATCTGCAGAGGTAAAAAAATGAAAACTATTATTCATGTCAATCAACACGTTATTCGAAAGAATACGAAAACTGGCGAAAGCAAACCCTGTTTGACTGTGAAAACTTATAAAGATAACAGGTATGCTCATGAAGCTATCATCCGCGATGAAGATGGCAACGAAATTGCAAAAATTGTATACAGCGCCCATAAACCATTATCTTGCGGTGCAAGATGTTGGATTGAAACTAAATATGATGTAGAGGCCATAGTTCATGACGATCCCACTAGTCTCATGAGCATGGAATAGGAGATAAATTTAATGGCTAAAATTCCATTTGTCGGTTTGCACGCACATAGCGGGCTGAGCTTAAATGATGGCTTAGGATACCCACAAGACCATATGAATTTTGCTTATGAGAACGACGGAAATGCCCTTGCATTGACCGATCACGGTCATATGAATGGATTGCCTTATCAAGTGCTTCATGCGCGTAAGATGCAGGCTGACGGCAAGAAATTTAAACCAATATTTGGTGTCGAAGCATATTTTAATCCATCCCTAGAACAATGGCGAAAGGAATACGAAAGAGCGAAACAAGAAAAGAAAAAAGGGATCAAGAACGAAATTGAACTATCTATTGAAGATGAAAGGGCTTCAAAACAAAAAGTTGTAGATATTCTAAAGAAAAGAAATCACTTGATTTTGGTTGCGCAAAATCAAGTTGGCCTAAATAATATATTTAAACTAGTATCGGAGAGTTACAAAGATGAAAATTTTTATCGCTACCCTCGAATTGATTACGAGCTTCTTGATTTATATGGTGAGGGAATTATTGCCTCTAGTGCTTGTCTCGGTGGTGTTTATGCTGGGGATTATTGGGATTATAGAGATCTTGGCAGCGATTTTGTCTTAGAAGCCATGCGTCAAACGACAGAGCGCATGAAAAACATTTTTGGAGACAGATGGTATGGGGAAATTCAATGGAACAACATTCCAGAGCAGCACGAACTTAATCAGTATATTATTCAAGTTTGTCGCGAATACGATGTAAAGCTTATTTCTACTGCTGACAGTCATTATCCCAATCCTGATGCTTGGAAGGACAGGGAACTATATAAAAGGATTGGATGGTTGGGCAAAGGCGGTCTTCCAGAATATATGTCTTCCGAGCTTCCCTCCGGAGTTGAAGAGATCGGATATGAATTATATCCAAAGAACGGGGAACAGATGTGGGAGTCTTACCACAAGTACTCCAAACAAGTGGGTTTCGATTATGACGATGATCTTGTTTTAGACTCAATTAAAAGAACAGATTATATTGCCCACGATCTGATTGAAGATTTTATGCCTGATAATGAAGTTAGGCTTCCAAGCTTCGTCGTGCCGGCAGGAAAGACAGATATCCAAGCTTTGACACAAGATTGCTTGGAGGGGCTTAAAAAAAAGGAACTTGACAACAAGCAAGAATATGTGGATCGGCTTAAAGAAGAGTTGTTCGTCATTAGAGATCGTGGCTTTGCCAAATACTTTTTAACAATGAAGGCAATTGCCGATAAAGCAAGTTCAGTTCAATTGACCAGTCCTGGCCGCGGCTCCGCAGCCGGGTCTCTTGTTGCTTATGTACTAAACATAACTCAAGTTGATCCCATTAGACATGGACTTCTTTTTTCAAGATTCTTGAGGCGAGATGCAGTAGATTATCCCGACATTGATTATGATGTTGCAGATCCTATGGAAATCAAAGAAATGTTAATTGATGAGTGGGGCGATAACACTGTTGCTCCCATTTCAAACTACAACACTCTTCAGCTTCGTTCTTTGATTAAGGATGTATCGAAGTTCTATGACATTCCATTCCTGGAAGTGAACAACGTGACTGGTAAAATGATCTTCGAAGCAACCCCGATTGCAAAGAAGAAGCATGGCATCAAGTCAGGCGTATATGTGCCGACTTTTGAAGAAGTAATGGAATATTCGGAGACTCTAAAGAAGTTTCTGGATAAGTATCCTCAAGTCAAAACACATATCGATGCCTTGCTTGGCCAAGTAAGGAGCATCTCGAGACATGCAGGAGGGGTTGTTGTTGGCGAGGATTTGGACAAGTGGATGCCTCTTGTCAACAGCGGCGGGGTGAGACAGACTCCATGGTCGGAGGGTCAAAATGTAAGACATCTTGAGCCTTTAGGTTTCATCAAGTTTGATATTCTTGGGTTAGCTTCTTTGAGAATGATTGAAGGCGCAATCCGACACATTCTCAAAAGACATCATAATGTTGAAGAGCCAACGTTCGAAGATGTGAAGAGATTTTATAATGAGAAGCTTCATCCTGACGTCATTAATTTCAATGATCAAGATGTTTATAAAAACATATTTCAGAAAGGCAAATGGACTGGTATTTTTCAGTTCACAGAACAAGGGGCACAAGATTTTTGCAAGAAAGCGAAGCCAAAAAATCTGATTGACATTTCAGCCATTACTTCAATCTATCGCCCAGGCCCTCTCGGAGCAGATGTTGATAAGTCTTATATCAATGCGAAAAGAGATCCGAGTAGCATCAACTATGTTCACAAGCTTGTCGAGGATGTAACAAAGAAAACTTATGGATTTCTTATCTTTCAAGAACAGATTGCCTTGCTGGCCCACAAGCTTGGCGAAAACATTTCTCTCGACGAGGGCAATGCTCTACGAAAATATCTGACAAAGAAAGGAACCGGAGACGAGTCGAAAAAGAAAGAAAAGATTTACAACAAGTTTGTTGATGGCTGTACTAAAAAGGGCTTGTCATTCGGACAAGCAGAGCAACTTTGGCAGAACTTTGAATACTTCTCTGGCTATGGCTTTAACAAGTCTCATGCTGTCAGCTATAGTATTTTGAGCTTTCAGTGTGCCTGGCTGTTGAATTACTATTCTGTTGAGTGGACAGCTGCCTTCCTCGACAAAGAACCCGAAAGCAGAAAAGAAAAAGCAATTAATATTGCTAAAGCGATGGGATTTAATATTCAGCCTCTCGACATTAATTCTTCAGGAACAGTGTGGGAGATATCTGAAGATGGCAAAACTCTTATTCAGCCTTTAACCTCTGTTAAAGGATTGGGAGATAAAGCTATTGAGCAGATTGTGCAGCATCGACCATTCAATACGATTGAAGAGTTGTTGTTTAATGAAGAGATTGTCTATAGTAAATTAAATAAAAAGGCGTTGGACGTTCTTGTTCGCAGTGGGACTTTGAATAGTTTAATTGATGAAAGGTTCTCTGGAATGAAACACTTTTGGTCTGCTGCCGTTGTTGATCGCCCAAAGAAAGAAAAACAGCTGCTTGATAATATTGAATTGTATAGGCCAGAAGGAGACTTCACGGTTGAAGAAAGAATTGCTAACAAAGCAAATCTAACTGGCGTATTTCCAATCGATCTTGTGTTAACTGATAATGTTAAAAAGAAACTTGAAGAATATTTTGTTCCTCCGATTGCTGACTATGATTCAGATCTTCAAGTTGTTTGGTTCATTCCTCGCGAGATCATAAAAAGAAAGACAAAAAATGGAAAAGAGTATTGGATTGTAAACGTAATTGATTCAACAAGCAATCAAACTACGATTAGGTGTTGGGGAGTTCGGGAGAGGGATGCGATTCACGTCAATCGCCCGTATATGTGTAAAATCGATTACAGTGAACAATGGGGTTTTTCTTCCAGGTCTATAAGACACAATTGGAGGCTATTAGGATGACAACTTGGATTTTTGATGTAGACTCAACTTTAACTCCTCCTCGAAGTAAAATCGATAATGACTTTGAGGAGTTTTTTTATAATTGGCTGATGAAAAACGATACGTACCTCTGCTCCGGTAGTGATATTGACAAATTAGAAGAGCAATTAACTCCTAGGATTCTTAATGACGTCAAAGGTGTTTTTACGTGTATGGCAAACGTTTATCATGAGCACGGAGAAGAGATATATAAAAAAGATTTTGTTCCACCAGTTGGACTGGAAGAGGATTTAAAGTATTTCCTGTTTTCATCTTTTTACGGAAAGAGAACAGGGAACCATATAGAAAAAAGAACAGGGATATGGAATTTCTCCATCGTCGGGAGGAATGCAGACCAAGAAGAAAGAAAGCACTTTAAAAATTGGGATGAAAAATACGGATCAAGAAAAACAATTTCTTCATACTTAAATAGTAGATACAGAGATACAACTGAATCAAGTATTGGTGGCGATATTTCAATTGATATATATAATTTAGAATGTGACAAAAGACAAGTGGTTAAGCATTTGACCAGCTTAGATTTTTCAAATGTTGTTTTTGTTGGAGATAGAATATTCCCAGGCGGCAACGACTATGAGTTGGCAAAGGCTGTTGAAGAAAGCGGTGGAAAATCTATTAACGTAAATAATTGGGAAGAAACAAGAAAAATTTTATTGAATACTTGACAAATAAAAAATTTAGTGGTATAAAGGAGTTACGATGAAACTTAAATTTTATAAAATTAGAGAAAATGCAAAATTACCGGCAAGAGCACACTCAATCGACGCGGGGATGGATTTATTTTATTGTCCGGATCCTAATCAAAATCCTGATTGTTACTGGCAGTTAGAAGGAGAATATAGAATTCCGCCAGGAGAATCTTGTTTGGTCCCGACTGGATTAAAGGTTATTGTCCCGAACAACCATATGTTGGAGATTAAAAACAAATCTGGTGTTGCTCACAAACAAAAACTAATTGTTGGTGCTTGCGTCGTTGATCCTGGATATACTGGTGAAGTTCTCGTTAATCTCCATAATATCGGAGGGGCAACAAAAACTATACAACCTGGTCAAAAGATTGCACAGGCTGTGTTGATACCAGTTATGATTTGTAAAGTTGAAGAAACCGACGAAGATCCTTCCCTTGCGAACACTGATCGTTCCGATGGAGGATTTGGGAGCACAGGATTAATATGAATAAGCAAACACAACAGGTAATGTTTTCTTCTAAATCCGAAGAATGGGAAACTCCACAAGAACTATATAACTACTTGAACCTTGATTATAGATTTACTCTTGATCCTTGTGCAACTCCGGAGAATGCAAAGTGTGAAAAATTTTTTACAAGAGAAGATGATGGACTTAATAAAAGTTGGGAAGGTGAAAAAGTATTTATGAATCCTCCGTATGGTCGCGATATTAAAAAATGGGTTAAGAAAGCTTATGAAGAAGGACAAAAACCAGAAACTGTTGTAGCTTGTCTGATTCCCTCCAGAACAGACACAAAATATTGGCACGAGTATTGTATGAAAGCGTGGAAGATACATTTTGTGAAAGGGCGTCTTAAGTTTACAAATAATAATATTGGTAACAATTCTGCTCCCTTCCCATCCGCTGTTATAATTTTTAAAAATACAGCTGGATGCGGAGGTGCGCATGGGATTGTTGGAATATCAACCTTGGAGGTGAAATGACAAAGGCAGCAAAAAAAATGCAAAGGAAAGTTAAAAAAGCAAAAATGCAAAGGAAAGTTAAAAAAGCAAAAAAAAGATTAGCAGAGACAGAATTAAAAGAAAAAATTAGTATGTTTTCAAAACTTGAGAATTCTTGTCTCACTTGTGAAAAACCATTTGATAAGCAAAATAAAGAAATGGTACAGTCGTGGTACGTTGTTGTCCGAAAGGGCGACCTCCACGGTGCATCGGCGCTGCGCCGTGGAGAAGACAGAGTTAATCTCTATTGTCCTGAATGTTGGAGTAAAGCTAGCAACATTGTTGTCACAGATGACTCCAAGTGGACGTCAATAGATTGGGAGAAAATAAAAGAGGAAATAAATGCGGAAAAGTCTTAGTTTTGATGATGTGTTGTTAGAACCAAAATATTCAGATATAGAGAGCAGAAGCCAAATTGACATAGGAAATCACTTAGGTGAAACGGCATATTTGGAGTTGCCAGTCATATCAAGCCCAATGGACACGGTTACTGAAGATGAAATGGCGTGGGCTATGTATAATGAGGGTGGCTTAGGGGTAATTCATAGATATAATACAGTTGAAGAGCAGGTCGTTCTCATTAAAAAGAGAAAAGCTGATGCAGCTGCAGCAATTGGAGTTACTGGTGATTATGAGGCCCGGGCAGCGGCCTTGTGGGATGTAGGAATTCGCGTACTTTGTTTGGATGTAGCCCATGGTCATCATGATTTAGTTAGGAATGCACTCAAAACTTTGAGAGGAATTTTTGGCGATGAAGTTCATTTAATGGCTGGTAACGTTGCGACTCTAGAGGCTTTTAATGATCTGGCAGACTGGGGAGCGAATAGTATTAGAGTGGGAATTGGTGGTGGTTCAATTTGTAGTACGAGAGTTAACACTGGCCACGGAGTTCCAACTTTTCAATCGATACACGATTGTTCGTATTCGGATAGAGACGCCAAAATAATTGCTGATGGTGGAATTAAAAATAGCGGAGATATTGTAAAGGCGTTGGCAGCAGGAGCAGATTTTGTTATGCTCGGCTCAATGTTAGCAGGAACTGATGAGTCGCCAGGAGAAATATTCACGAGTGAAAATAAAAAATATAAAGTTTATAGAGGTATGGCTTCAAGGTCCGCGCAGATGGATTGGAGGGGACAATCATCCTCTCCTGAAGGAATATCAACCACAATTTCATACAAGGGTCCGGTAACTGATATTCTTCGGGATATCGCTGGCAATATTAGAAGTGGATTTTCTTATACTGGGGCGCGAGATCTGCGAGAATTTCAGTCAAAGGCAACATTTCTTTGTCAAACAGCCGCTGGACAATTTGAAAGTTCAACACATATTTTGAGGCGATGATGTTTCATAAGTTTAGAAAAGCAGAGAAGCAAGTTTGTTTTGAAGATTTTGATAAAAAACACGCCGATTTAAAAATTAGGTTGCATTATGATGGGTTATACCAAAATGAATTCTTCAGATTGATGATGAGAAAATACATTGACAAGGATGAAAATATGATGAAAATTATCGATGAATATAAAGAGCAGAAAGGAAACCAAAGTATAGTAAACAGAAAAAAATCAAAGCAATTGATTGATGAAGGGCGAAAATTAGAAAAAAAGCTTGCTCTAAATTCAAATGAAGTTGAAAGTATATTTGATTTATTGGAAAAGGAGTATTCAGAATTATGAAAAATTGCTGTAATTATTGTATTACGAATGATTTCTCGTGCCCGATGAAAGATTGTAAACATTGGATTGATTACGAGAAAGATTTAAATTGTACGTTAATAGCCGTTGAAAGCCATGGCGCGATGACTTTGAGAGAGGTTTCCGAGAGGCTAGGAATAAGTTTTGTGAGAGTTAAACAAATTCAAGACAGAGCTATAAAAAAATTATCAAATTTAAATGTAAAGTTTAATTAAAAGAGCTTTTTTGTAAAAAACAAACTATTTACTGGTAACAC